ACACACGGGCGGCACGGCCATTACCCCCGTGAAGAAAGAAAGCCGAATGGCGGCTTCGCGCGTGACCGATTGCCGCATTGGCGCACTTGGCGGGGGAACTGTCACAAGGGATTCGCAGGAATTTGGCGGCCTCTGGATGTGGTCGCAATACGGAGCGGCGCCGAACGTCATTGGCTTCGAAACCCTCATCCTTCCAGACCAAGGCTCAAGAATCATTATCGGCATGGCTCAAGACGAGGGCTTTGTAATCGACAACATTCTCACCCTCGGCGCCGGCGGCACTGCTGACTTCATCGTTGAATGCGATTGGGCGGAGATCCCCAAATAATATGAGATCACACTTTTCTGACATCAATTCTGACTCGCCGTTGGCGAACCTGACGGCCGTCACCGCGACCAGTGAAACCGGCCTTTGGGCAGTCGCGACATTCACGCCAATCAATCCCGGCGAGGCGCGCGCCGGCAAGGCGTGGAAGCTCACCGCTGGCGGAATCATGTCGTTCAACTCGACGGGCAATCTGATTATCACGCCACGAATCGGAACGACGACCGGCGGCGCAACCCTCGGCCCGAACGTCGTAGCCGTGACGACACCAGGCGCGACGACCGCGCATCCGTGGATTCTGGAATTCAACCTCACCTGCCGAACCATCGCGCCGGCCGGCAATAACTCAACCTTCATCGGAACCGGTTCGTTTATCACGGGCACGCCAGGCGCGGCTGGCGATGCGGTCGCGGTTTGCTTCGGCGGAACAGTGGCCTCGGCGGACTCCACGGTAGCGCAAGGGTTGTTCATCGGTTGGACCCTCTCCGTCGCGGGCACGATCACCCCGCAATACATCCATTGGCAGGCTTTGAATTGATTATGCCCAAATGGCTACAAGTAATTAACAAGGCGGCCGAGAAGGTCACGGAACTTCGCATTTACGACCAGATCGGCGAAGACTGGTTTGGCAATCCGGGGATTGAAGCCGACGCCTTTGCCGCCGAACTGGACGCGATTCCGAAGGACCATGAAATTATTGTGGCAATCAATTCCCCCGGCGGCAACGTGTGGGACGGCCTCGCAATCTATAACCAGCTTTTGGCGATAAGGAACCGCGTCACCATTCGCATTGACGGTATTGCCGCGTCAATCGCTTCAGTCATCGCACTTGCGGGCAAAGAATTGCAGATGCCAGAAGCCGCGATGCTAATGGTTCACGACCCGTCCGCGTTCATCGGCGGAGCGACAGCGGATGAATGTCGGGCCATTGCGAACAAGCTGGACAAGCACGCCAACGAACTTGCCGCGGTCTATTCGAGAAAGACGAAACGACCGACCGAACAAATGCGCCTGCTCATGCGCGCCGTCACCTACATGAACGGCCATGAGGCAAAGGCCATGGGATTTGCGGACACCGTGACGGAACCCGTCAAGCTGGCCGCTTTCGCGTCACATCTTCAGATGTTGGCGCGACTTCACGAAAAACCCGCCATCCAAAGTGGCGACAAAACCACCGATAAAGAAATGAAACCAAAACTAATTGCCTTACTGGCAAAACTGGGTGTCAAGGTGGCGGATGACGCCACTGAGGATCAGCTATTCGCTGAACTTCAAACCGCCCTCGACAAGAAACCATCGGCCGAACTCATGGCCAGCATCGCCACGGATTTGACCGCGGTGCTCACCGAGATCAAGGCGGCTGCGAAGAAGTCCAAAGACGCGCCCGCAGCGGATGACGACAAGGGGACCGACCTCAAGGCGGTTCTCGCGAAACTCGACGCGAACGAAAAGAAGCTTGAAGCCGAGCGCGTTCGCCGTGTGACGGGCGAAGTCAAAGCAATCATCGCCGAGCGTCCGCACCTCGAAGAAGCCGACTGGCTGCCGCGCGCGATCGCCGACGAAACCATTCTGGCGACCATGCGCAAGATTCCCGTCCTGCCCGCTGGCCTCGAACCCATTCGGGCCGGTGCGTCGGACCTCGGCAACAGCGTGATTGAGAACTACCGGAAGATGAAGCCGGGCAAGGAGCGGGAACAGTTCCGCATTTCCAATCATACCGAACTTGTGGCGCTGAATGACCGCTGCCCGCGTCCAGGGATGCAGCCTCGCGCCGCCAATACCCTCGCCTCTGCGCTGGTGACGGATTACCTGTCCGACGCCCTTGTGGTGGTCGTGTGGAATCGCCTCTCTTCACTGCGGGCGTACTCCCGTGACTTCGGCGTTGACCCGCTGAAGCCGCGCGCGACGGTCCAGGTGCGCAAGGCAACCACGGGCTCGGCTGCGCAGACCAACCCGACCAACTTCGAGACCGGCGACAGCACGCTCGCCGCAATCGCGGTTGCTGTGTCGCAAATCAGCAAGTCGTTTCAAATCACGAACGACGAACGCAACAAGGGGCACCAACTGGCGCACCTCGCGCAGATCAACGCCCTTCTGTTCGCCGATGCGATCAGCGACATCGTGACGGCCCTCATGATCGCGGCAAACTATGGTACCGCGACGACCATTGGCGCGGCCTCCGCGTTCTCCACCTCGGGCCTGCCCGCAATCTTCGCCCTCGCGAAGAATTACTTGCAGCGCAACCTGATCCTCGACGGCGACTACATCGCGCGCCTCATCCCGGCCGACAAAACCAAGTTTGACGTAAACGTTGGCGGGCCTTTCAGCACGTTCGACGGGCTGTACATGAACAACAAATGGACCGGCGGCGTTGCGAACCTCGTCGGCTTCGTTTGCGACCCGCGCGCAATCGCGGTTGCCTCGGGCCTGCCGAACAGCGGACCCCCCGGCGAATACATCGCGCAAGGCACGACCACGAGCGACGACCTCGGCTTGACCGTTCAAACCAATGAATGGTTCTCGCGTGGCGGTCGCGTGAATTGGGCGTCCTTTGATGTGATGTTCGGCGCGGCTGTCGGCGACGGCACCGCTGCTGAAAACCTCGTGAGCGCCTAAGCCTTAACCGGTATGAGAGCAATCACGCTGGGCAAAAATTCTAAGGGGGAATGGGCGCTAATCCATTCCCCCGACGTTCCCATTGGGGAACAGTTGGCCTCGTTCGACGAATCGAACCTCAAGGCGCTTCCCAAGGGCGTGACTGAGGTTTGGTTCGGTCTGGTCGAGGATCCGTCCATTCGCCGAACCCTCGGCCCGAAAGGCGGACAGATTGAACAGGACGCAGCCAGGAAACGCGCTGAAGAAAAGGCCGCGATTCAAAAGCGCCTCGACGAAGCGAACCTCGTTAAGCTTGCCGCGGTCGATCCCAAGGCCGCCGCTGCCGAAATCGACCGGCTGAAGGCCAAGGCGAACCCCGCCAAGGCCAGGAAAGAACCTGAACCCGCCACGAAATGACCCAGGCAGAAGCAATGCTCTCGGCTGGCTTTGAGTCGCATCTTGCGATCCACGGCGAGTCCGCGTCCTTCACCCCTGCCGGGGGCATTGCTTCGACTATTCTCGTCATCTTCGACGAGGCCGCCGAAGTGGCGGACCCTGAAAGCGGCATTCTGACTACGCGCCCGCAAGCACGAGTGCGCTCGTCCGACGTGCCTTTGCCGAATGACGGCCGCCTCGACGTACGCGGGATCACCTACAACGTGCTTTTAGCGCGCGAGGACGGCTTAGGCAACACCTACATGACGCTTTCGCGGAACAAGCAAGTTCCGCTTGCGCCGTGTCAGTTGTCCGTTGAAATCGTCGGGGGCAACGCGGTTCTGACATGGGTCCGCAGCGCGACGAATAACACGGGCGTAGAGGTCTGGTCGGCTGTCGAAATTGGTAGCGGGTTTACGAGAATTGCAACCCTTGCGGCCGACGTTCAGACGTACGCGGACTCGGGCGTCACGCGGCTTTACAAAGTCCGCAACACCAACAAATCCGGCCCGTCGGCGTTCTCCTACATCTTTAATACGATGTTGGGCGCACTGATTGACGAGAGCGGCGCGCTTGTGACCGACGACAGCGGAAGCGCGATAGGGACGCAATGAACCGATTACTCGCCATTCTTTTCTTGTCCACGCTGCCAGGATTCGGCGCTGGCATCACGACGAACAGCATGCGGAATTACCCGCAGGCGTTCTACCGTCCAACAAATTACCTTCTTGGGGTAACGGACACGGGCACGGGGTTCGTGACCAAGCTTTTCTTCGTTGGGTACGCGAACACAAATCTTTCAAGCAACGCGGTCGTTTTCGGCGCGACAAACCGGGTCGAGAGTCGCGGAAGTGTAATTGCGGGAGGAGAGAACAACGCGATTTACGGAAGCGCAGACACTAACTCTTTCGCAACCATCGGCGGCGGTGAATACAACCGCATGGCGGGCAACATCAAACATGCGATCATCGCGACGGGCCTTAGGAATTGGAACACTAACGGCCGATACTCTGGAAGTTTCTCCGCGTGGGATAGCGGCATTGGGCCAAGCATCAATGCGAGTAATTGCTTCATTGGTGGCGGCTACTCGAACTTTGTCAACGCATGGAACAGCACGATTGCGGGCGGATATTTCAATTTCATACGCGAGGGGCCAGCCAACGACTTCGTTGCTAACTTCATCGGCGGCGGAGGCTTCCATAATCTTACGGGCAGTTACTCTGTCATTGCCGGCGGATCTCAGAACACCATCGCGACAAACGGCACGCTGGGCGTTATAGGCGGGGAAGGATGTTTCATCGGCGCCGGTCGCGGAAATGTCGCTTGGGGCAATCGAAACTTCATCGGCAGCGGCTTGAACAATCGGACAACCAACGACGCCGCGTATGGGTTCATTGGGAGCGGCGTAGCTAACTATATCGACACGTCAGCGTATTCCGCGATCGTGGACGGGCTTGGGAACGGTATTGACGTGAACGCCGATAATAGCTTCATCGGCGGCGGCAACCTGAACCGCATTGGCCAGTTCGCCGCATACTGTTCCATCACGGGCGGACAAAATAACAAAATCGAGGACTTCAACATCGGTTCCAGCATTGCGGGAAACAACATCACAAATGCAACGCAGTACTCGCATGAATTCGGGGGCAGCGTCAACGGCACGAAGTCACGGGGCGACGACGAGGGTTTTGCAATGCTCGGCTCAATGACCGTCGCCGTCACCAACAAGACGACGACCTATACCGCGACCACGCGCGACCACGTCATTCTTTGTAGCGCGAGCGGCGGCGCTTATGCCGTCACGTTGCCGGCGGCGAGCGCGCGCAAGGGCTTAATGCTTCACATCAAAAAGACGGACGCGACCGGAAACGCCGTCACCGTCACACGCGCGGGCTCAGACACCATTCAGGGCAGCACAACCGTAAGCCTCGCCAGCCAATATTCGGCGGTCACGATTTATAGCGACGGTTCAGCCACTTGGTACAAGTACGCAGCCAATCAATGAAATGGCCGACTCACTCAGACAAAAGCTCGTCGACGCCCTGCTTGCGCGGCTGCGGACGATCCTTGTCTCGGGCGGGTACGAAACGAACCTTGGCCGTAACGTCATGGAGTGGCGCAACCTGGAAACTAACCCTTGGAAAGAAACCGACTTTATCGCGGAGGCTGACCAATCCGCAATCAACGTCAAAGACAAGTCCGAGCCGGGCGACAATTCCACGATACAGGGGCGACATCTCAAAACCCTGCAATTCGAACTCGAACTTGCGACCAACAAAGCCGTTGTCTCGGCGTCGGACGCCACGCTCAGTGTCGCGCATCAGCTCCGGAAGCTTCTCGCCGACGTTGAAAAATCACTTCAGGGATACCAAGGGGTTTCCGCATGGATAACTACCCCACGCATTCACATTATTTCGGCTATATCCGTCAGCGATATTCACGTTTCGGAGGTTGGAAACGTGCTCGGCTATGCGGCAATGGCGTTCTCCATGGAATACACGACGAGACCATCTGACCCATACAACCAATGAAAATCACTTACACAGGCGGCATGCCAGGCGGGACACTGAAAGACCCCCACACGGGCGCGCTTTACGATTTTACCCGCGGCGAACCCATCGACGTGCCCGACGCTTTCGCGAAGCTCGCGCTAGAAAACCCGGATTGGAAGTCCGCGACCACAAAGAAAGAGAGTAAACTGCCATGAGTCAGGCTTTAGGCTTTAACGGATACGTCGGCATCGGTGAAGAGGGCACGTACGGGACCGCCGTCACGCCGACCGTCTTCCCTGAGATCGAATCGGAAAACCTGAAGGGCAAGCGCATTCCGATGATGACGAAGACCCTCGGGACGCTCTCGCGCCGGCGAACCGTCAAGAGCAAGGCCGAGGTCAGCGGCGGATTCAAATTTCCGCTGGTCTGGAATGGCCTTGAAAAGATTCTAAAGCACGTCTTCGGCGCGTCGTCCTTCTCAACCTCGGGCGGCGGGCCGAACTACACGCACGACGTTACCCTCAAGGCCGCGTTGCTCACGGGCCTTACCCTGGTCGCGAACCGTGACGCCGCCAACCTCGGCGCGGGCACGATGTTCCGCTATAAGGGTTGCCACATAAACAAGCTGACACTTTCGCAGGAAATCGAAACGCCGGTCATGGCCGAAGTGGAAATCGTCGGCTCTGACTTCGATAATACGACCATCGTTGCCGCGACCTTCCCGACGTGGGATCCCATCGAATACGGCCAGATGACGCTTGCGCAAATGCACGTTGCGGGCGCAACTGATTTGCTTATTCGCAAGTGGTCTCTCTCAATCGATAACAAACTCGAAAGCATTTACCGGCTGACGGATTATAAGTCTAAGGGCGTCAACCGCATCGACCACCGTGAAGTGAGTTTCGAGGCGGACATCGAGCTACAAGACCTCGTTGTCTACGCGAAGCTGCGGGACGCGCTCACGGACGACTTCAAGTTCAAATGGGTGAAGGACGCCAACACCGAAATGACGCTGACCCTGCCGAAAGCCTTCCTCGACGGGGACGAACCGGAAACCGGCGGGCCAGGGCCGTATTACTTCTCGATCAAAGGGCAGGCGTTAATGAACGCCGCCGACAATGACGAACTGACCCTGCAACTGAAAAACCAGACGGCCGGGCCGATTTGAACCATGCACGTTGATTCTACGATTGCACTCGGAACAATCCTACACGCCCTCGTCATCATTACGGCTATGGCAGTGGGTTGGGGCAGTCTGCGCGCCCAACTGAAAGAGATCACGCGCCGCCTCGGGTGCGCTGAAGACACCGTTGACGAGCACGGGAAGGGACAGCAGAGCATTTCTGAGCGCCTTCGCAGCGTTGAGAAAGACGTTGAGTGGATTAAGCGGGAATTGCAGAAGAACAAATGAAACTGCAACTGCATCCCGCCGCCGTCGCCGCGATTTACATACTGACGCAGGTCTGTTTCGAGCTGGCGAAGGAGTTCAACACGATCGGCGCGGCCAACCTTCGGAAATACGACGGCTACGATTGGCTGATTCTTGCGATCTCAACAGCGGCCACGGTCGGCTTGATTATGAAAGCTTTCATCGACCCCACTGTTCACAACTACAAAAACGGAAAGGAAAATGGACATGCAAAAGAAACTAATAACGTTGGCCCTGTTGGCGGCAGTTAGCCTGCTGGTCGGCTGCGCCGAGGTCCAAAGGTTCGCGAATAAAGGCTTCAACCTCGCCGCGACGGTTGGGACGAACACTGTCGGCCTGCTGGACTTTTCGAAGCCGCTTGTGCCTGACCCCACGCAACCCAATGACCCGACGGCCGTCGTTGTGAACCCTGCCATTGTGAGCGCCGCGCAAACCGCAGCAACAACCTTTGGCGGGCCGTACGGCGTCCCAATCTCCGCGACCCTGGGCGTTGTTGCCGGTGTCGCTGGCATGTGGCTGACCGCATCGCGCCGCCGCAAGGCCGCCAAGCCATGAGCTACCGCGACCGCAATCGAAAAACCGTGACGCTGCCCAGCGGGGCCGTGGCCGTCGTCACGCGCCTTGCACCGATTCACTTGCTCGAACTCGGCGACATTCCCTTATCCGACTTCGGCGAGAATCCCAAAAAGGACCAGCCGAAGGAACGGACCGCCAAATCGCTTGGCCCGCAGTTGAAGTTTCAAAACCTGATTTTGAAAAATTGCGTGCTGGCGTTCGAGGCCGACGGCGAAAAATTCAAGCTGGTGGACAAGCATCCCAACGACTGCGAAGCGGGCGAGTTGTCCATCCATGAACTTGAGCCCGCCGACGTGGAGGCAATCCAAAAGGCTGTGTCATCGCTGGACGAAGGGAGGTTGCCCGCGAGGGCCAAGACCTTTCCTGAAGGCCAGGAACCAGGTAGCAAGGTTGCATCTAATGGGCAAGGCATACGGCATCCTACCGACGAAGTTGCTGCGCCTGTCGTGGCCTGAATACTCGTTGGCCTGCCGCATATTTGACATCGGGTGCGCGGTCGAGGGCGAGATAAACAAACGCCACATCGACCAAATAAAGCAAGAGCGAGAACGTGGCAAACGCCGGTAAAGCAAAATGCCAAACAGAGTCATACAGTTAGACGACACGATGTCCGTAATTCCGCTAACACGCGGGAAATTCGCGATCGTAGATAAAGAGGACTTTGAAAGGCTTTGGGCAATCGAGTGGTGTTATTCACCGCGGAAAGATGCTTCCGATTCGGGTTACGCAATGGCAGCGATTAGAGTTCACGGGAGATACAAAACCGCGTTAATGCACCGGTTCATACTGGGGAACCCTTCGGTTTTCGTGGATCACATTAATGGAAACGGGTTGGACAACAGAAAGTGCAATCTTCGGCTGGCTACAAACCAGCAGAACCAATTCAATTCCCGCGCGAACCGAGGCAAAAGATTTAAGGGCGTCTCTCTAAAAAGGGGCAATCGGACTAAGCCATGGCACGCGCATCTCAGGAAAGACGGCACCTTACTTTTTCTCGGTTATCATAATTCCCAGGAGGATGCTGCAAGGGCATACGACAAAGCAGCTATCGAGCACTACGGTCGATTTGCTCGCCTCAATTTCCCATCGGAGGCACCATCCCAAACGCCGTAGAAATCATCTTGAAGGGCACGGACTTAACAGGTCCGGCCTTCACGTCTTCAATTCGGCGCATGAAGGACGTTGGCGCCGCTGCCTCGTCCATGTTCGCCGTTTTCGCCGGTGGCGCTGCAATCGGCGCGGTTGGTTCGCTGTCAGTCCTGACGAATCGTTCGATAGAGGCAGCCGATGCAATGGGGAAGGCGGCGCAGAAGGCCGGAATGGCCGTTCAGCCCTTTTCGCAGCTATCGCATGCAGCGGGACTGGCCGAAGTCTCTAACGAAACCCTCATCAAGAGCTTTAAGTTTCTCGGGGATGAAATGATAAAGCAGGGCCGCGGGTCCGAATCCCTTCTCGACCAGATTTTAGCGCAGGCTGACGTGTTCAAAACCATGCCCGACGGCATCGAGAAGACCGCGCGCGCCGTGGCGCTGTTCGGGAGGTCGGGCCAAGACTTGATTCCCCTACTGAATCAAGGCTCGGACGCGATTCGTGAACAGATGCGCGAAGCCGACGAATTGGGGTTGACCGTATCTACGGAATTCGCGAAGGACGCCAACGAGTTCGAGGACAACATTAAAAAGATGCAGGCGTCTTTGACAGGTCTCGGAAACGAGATCGCAAAGACCGTTTTGCCGTCGCTTGTCCAGCTTTCCGAGCACACCTTGCAATGGGTCAAGGACAGCAACGCGGTTGAAAGCAGCGTCAATTTCATGGCCGCCGGATTTGTCGGGCTAAAGCAAGTTGTCGAAGACGTAAACGACGCACTGGACGCCATGGCGCGCATCGGCAAGACGATCCAGATTCCAGGTTTCGGTAACGTCGGTAAAGGCCAGAAGCCGCCGGGGATCACACCAACAGACTTGGGCATCTTCATTCATCCCGCGCCCGGTTCGCTGCCATCAATCAATCCTAATCAGGACTATGGAGGCGCTGGCATGGGCGGTAGCGGAGTTGCCCCAATCACACCCATTGCCGCAGGGCTCAAATCCGAAGCCGATGCCATTCAGCAGGCACAGGACATGTACCAGCGGCACGAGGAATTCTTGCAGCAGCAGGCCAAGCGAACAGAGGAATTCCGCCGTCGCAGCCAAGACGCCGTTTTGGACAATGCCTCGCGCACATTAGGCATGGGGGCCGCACTTGCCGCGTCGTATGGGCGAAAGGGCTTTGCGCTCTACCAGGGGCTTGCGATCGGCGAAGCAATCATGTCCACCGCTGCGGGCGTCACCCGCGCTTTCCGTGATTACATGTGGCCTTACTCTGCTGTCGTAGCTGCGCTGGTCGGCGCGCAAGGCGCAATCCAAATCGCAACCATAGCGTCACAGAAACCGCCGGCCGCCCATGGCGGCTTGGACTTTGTGCCGGCGGAAACGACCTACCTTCTCAACCGAGGCGAGCGCGTTTTGTCGCCGAGACAGAATGAGGATTTAACCAGCGCACTCGAAAGCGGCGGGCTCGGTGGCGCGATTCACATTCATTTGATGATTGACGGCCGCGAACTCGGCACCGCCGTTTACGATGGATCACGCAACGGCACGCTTGCAGTCCATCCTCGAGCAGTGAGGGAAACGATATGACGAACCTCGTTCTCGGCATTGGCCTTTTGGTGACGAACTGCAACGGGCAGATTGTCCAGCGTTGGACGAACCTGCCGCCCGTGCTCTGCCAATTGACGGTTGAGAGAACGACAAACGGCGTCCAGTGGCATCCGTGGATGGTTACTTACTGGCCGGAAAATCAAACCAACTTCGGCGCGTTCAATCTGCCGCTTAAAGGCCCTTCGGACTACGGCTTTTACAGACTTTTGGTGAACTGAATGCGCCTCTATTACTCCAACGTTATCGACGCCTCCGGAGTGATTTTCACGCCCTCGACCTACGATCCGGCGTATCCGGCCGACCTTCTGGCGAACGAGCAACGGTCCTACGGCTGGAAGACCGGCGACACGCAGGCAACCGAAACCGTTGTTATTGACCTCGGCAGCGCGCAAAACGTCACCTCATGCATTTTGCTTGATCATGACTTGACCGCTGGGGATTCTGGCATTGCGATTCAGGGCAATTCGTCCGATGCCTGGGGCGGCCCTCCGGTCAACGAATCGTTGACTTGGGCCTCGGGCATCATCGCCAAAAACTTTGCAGGCGGTTCGTATCGCTACTGGCGCTTAATCTTCACGAAGGCTTCTGCAGGCGTCCAGCGCACCATTGGGCGGCTTTTCCTCGGGACGTATTACACAACCACGGAAGCGCCGTCGGACGCGGAAATAGAGGCTATAGACCTTTCACAATCGCAGCGTTCGGACGGCGGTCAAAGCTGGTCGGACGCTCAGGACTGCTACCGTGCTTTCGGTCTGGACTTCCCTCAGATGTCCAACACGCAGGCGGACGCATTGCTTGCCTTCGCAACGGCCGTCGGCACGTTCAAAAGCTTTTTCATCCAAATCGACGAGGCCAGCGGCAACGCCAAGCTTTCCGAACGCATCTACGCGAGGCTTCAGAAAAAGCCGAAGATCAGAAGCAACGGCTTCGATTCCACTGGGGAAATCGCTTGGGACACAAAGCTAGAATTTGAGGAACAACTGTGACGAATTTTCCGACCAGCGTTGACACGTTCACGAACCCGGACAAAACGGACCAGATTAATAGCACGGGCGTCCCACATTCGCAGCAGCATACCAATTTAAA